GAGCCCTCGAGTCGTATTATATTCGGGTCTTCCGTAACCTTATTTCTTAGCAGTTATAGACTTTATTCTCACTTGTCTGATCAGTTTATGGCCCTTAGGTCATCTCTGTGGCATTCATGCGGTCTCGATTTTGCTGGTCGAGAATATGCACTTGCAATGGCTCGCTTCGTTAATCGTGAAGTTTGTAGCGTTGATGCTTCCGCATTTGATTCTAATATGCAGGTCCAAGATATGTTAGATATCTTTAGTGTTTGGGACAGTCTTATTAGAAAGTCTTGTAAGGACAAAGACTATTATGAAGATTTGACTTTTATCATGTCCAATGAAATTGAATCATTGTGCATTCTTCCTAATGGCTTTGTTGTTTTTAAAGAGTGTGGTAACCCAAGTGGTAGTTTCATGACCCTTGTAAGAAATACTTTTCAAAATTTTAGATTATATGCTTACGTTTATATAGAAGCGTGTAAAAGTTTAGGAGTTGAACCTAGTTATGATAGGTATTTTAGCAATCATGTAGCGCTTATGAATGGCGATGATTGTATTATTACATCCTCCAAATTAATGAACTTTTCTTTAATTAAAGAGCATATGACAAAATTTTTGTCAATTACATCAATATCTTACAGAGGTAAGCATGAGGTTCCTTTAGAACAAGCTACCTATTGTGGTTGCACACCTTTTGATTATGACTATCAATATGTGCCGCTTAGAAATTCTTATAAACTGCTTTTGTCGCTTTATTTTCAAAATGAGTCAGAAGATAAACTACCGGAACGTCTGGAAGGTTTACTTAACGCAAATCCGTTTGATGATTATTTTGTTAATGTTTTATATTATATAGCGAAAAAGTTTTCAATTGCATTAGTAGATGTAGACTTTATACGTTCACGTTTTCTTATTAAAGAGGGTGTTTCGCGAGTAAAATCAGTCACCCAAAAAGAAAACATAGAAAATGTCTAATCGAAGAAGAATGCAATATGTTGCCAGGCGCAAACCTGCGTCTGAAGGTCAAGTTAGAAACTTGGCAGTACAAGTAGAGAAACAAAAAGGTGAAATTAAACAGCTAAAGTCTACTCAGGTTGTGAAAGCCCCTAAAAGGAGGCGTCGTCGGAAAAAGAAAGGAACGCGAAATTTTGAGGACCAACCTAGTCTTAAAAATCTTTTTAGTACGCAAAGTAATACATATATGGGTGCTAGAGGAACTGGCACTTATTTTTCCAGTGTTAACAGGAAAAACAAAGGCTATGATCTTCTGTGGAATGAATATTTAAATGCGGTTATGGATCCTAAGATAAAGGATGTTATTATTCCTGACCTGCTTATGTTCCCTTTTACTACCCTCCAGTCCAAGACTGTCATTACTGTTACTACTGCCACATCCGGTGCTACCGCTGATGGCACTTTTGCGTTGGCTATGTCTCCATCCATGTCAAATTTGGCTTTAGGTTTAGATGGTAAGACTCAGACTACTAATGCTGTCTACTCGACATCTGGTCTTACTTTTGGTCAGGGTAAAGCTCAGGACTATTGTCCAGCCACAGTCTATGATAAGATTGTTGATCCCCTTGATCCCACAAACGTTTCAGCCTATGGTTGGCGCCCTGTCTCGATGGGTGCCTACGTGAGATATATTGGCCCTCCTCTTTCTGCATCTGGCAGAATTTGCGTTGCCTGTGTTCCCAAACCTTGGGACGAAGATGGCCTTTTAGCCTTAGAAGACTTTGAGACGCTTTCCGCTTATAATTATTCCTCTGTTTATCAAGCTGTCGAAGGTTGCACTCAGGTTTGGCTTCCTATGGGCCCTTTGTGCCGTCAGGTTAAGTCTTTCTTCGACGCTGGGTGGAAGTATCAAGCTTTCCCCTTTATAATTATATCAGGCGAAGGTCTCCCAGGTGGAGCACGCGTCCTTGAAGTGGATGTATTTGTAAATTATGAGATTTTCTCCACTTCACAAGTTTTTACGGCTTCTAGAACCCGTATTGCTAACACCGCTAAATTAGATCATGCGGTTAGTACAGGTTCTGCTGTCTTCGCCAGGAATGGCGGGAGCCATGCTGGTTCCGAATCTGATTCACATACTCCGTGGTGGAAAACCGCGTTGAGTATAGGCAAGGATGTTGCTGAGATTGCATTGCCCTTGTTAGCTTTAGCTATTTAATTATCTGCTGAAGTATGTGCGCTTTTTGTTGTAGAGTTATGCGCACACGCTAGGTTATTAGCACAAAACTGAATATTTGGTTTGTTAATTTCCTAGTGCGCGCCTTACGCTGATGCAAAATTTAAAATTACAAGAGGTATCACCTCTTGCAATTCTAAAGATTGCAGCAGCGTAAGGTGCGCACTAGGAAATTAACAAACCAAATATTCAGTTTTGTGCTAATAACCTAGCGTGTGCGCATA